CAAATCACCCTCATGCAGTCCGCTTGGGATGGCCTGAAGGTCAGCATCGGTGAGCAGTTCACTCCGGCTATGACGAAGGCCTATAAGCTACTGACCGATGTGCTCACTACGGTCAATGAATTTGTCCAGAAGCACCCGATAATCGTCAAGGTCATTGCCGCTGTCGCCGTTGGTCTCGCCGCAGCATCTGCAGCACTGGCAGCATATGTCCTTGGAGCGAAAGCCGCAGCACTGGCGCAGGCTGCACTCAACGCGGTCATGCTGCTGAATCCGGCTGTGCTGATCACAGCTGGTATTGTTGGATTGGTGGCAGCAGTGGCAACACTGGTCGTGGTGCTGGGCGATACCGACAACGAGTACAAAAAACTGACCGCATCCTCGAAGGAGCAGTACGACGAAATCCAGAGATTGAACGCCGAGTATGACGAAGCCTGCGCCACCTACGGTGAGACTTCCTATGAAGCGCAGTCCCTAAAATGGCAGATTGACGACCTCACGGCATCGTATGAAGAAAACAAGATGACCTTGGAGGACTTCATCGCTGCCAACGACGCCCTGATTGAGAGCCACGAAACACTGGTCTCTGAGTATCAGGAGTCTCGCTCTGAACTGGAGAAGTCGGAAGCATCCAACACCGCACTCATCGACAAGCTCTACGAGCTTGCCACAGCCACCGACCAGACCGGAGCGACACAGGAGCAGATGCAGGCGATCATTGAAAGCCTCAACAGCTCCGTGGACGGACTGAACCTGTCTTATGAGGATGTAGCCTCCAATGCGGACGCCTCTATCGCTGCCATCCGCAGAGCCGCAGCTGCACAAGCTGAGCAGGAGCAGAACGCCGAGAACTATCAGGCGTATGTCGATCTGATTAAAGAGCAATCCGAACTGGAAGACCAGTTGGCTCTTGCAACACAGAATGCTGCGGATGCCCAAGACCGGTATGACACCTCGATGTCCACCGTGAACTGGGATTCCTTCTGGGGCGTTGGAGATGCAAATTATAGCAATCTCCAGGATTACTACGGTGAGGTTGACCGCCTGACAGCGGCACTGGAAGAGAACCAGCGGATGCAGGACGAGGTGTCCAGCGAACTTGCGGACTACGCAAGTGCCACAGATGATGCCTCGGACGCCACCGAACTGTTGAACGACACACTGCTGGACGCCTATACCAGAATGTCCGACCTGTCAGAAGCCTACGAGGAAGCCTACAACAGCGCCTACGAGAGCATAGACGGCCAGATTGGGTTGTTTGACACCATGTCAGTGGAGGTTGAGCAATCCGTTGATGATATGATCGCCTCCCTGGAATCTCAGGTTTCCTATATGGCGACCTACTCTGAAAACCTAAAGACTGCCGCCGAAATGGGGCTGTCAGAGGGGCTTCTGGCGCAGCTGTCTGACGGCAGCCAGGAGAGCGCAGCTTATCTGCAAGCCATTGTGGACGGCGGCGCTGAAAAGATTGCCGAACTGAACTCCACCTTTGCGGAGGTTGAGCAGGGCAAGGAGGATTTCGCCAACACTGTTGCAGAGATGCAGACGGATTTTTCCGCCACCATGGACGAGATCGAGCAGGATTTGGCGGACAGCATTGCGGAGATGGATATGAACGCCGAAGCCGCCGAAAGTGGGCGCAATACCGTCCAGGGCTTTATCGACTCGGCGACCAATATGCTCCCGGCTGTGCAGGCCGCTTATGCCAAGGTTGCGCAGACTGCGGCAGACGCTATCAACAGTACACTGGACATCCACTCCCCGTCCCGGGTCACGCAGTGGTCCGGCGAAATGGCCGGAGAAGGCTTTATCCAAGGTGCGGTTGAGATGGAGCCTGACGCAAAGGCGGCATACGCCGAATTGGCAGACAGCGGCGCCGGTGCAATGCAGCAGGAGATCCAGGCGGTGGCATTTGCTCCACAGTTGATGAGTCTGCTGATGGCCGCTAAAACCGTACCGGCGCAATCCGCTGTGGCTGCCACGAGCGGTGGCGGCACACCAATCGAGCTCAATGTGGAGTACCACATCACCACAACAGGCGGAGAAGACCTGACAGACAAACTCGACCAGAGCGCCCAGAATCTTCGTGAGATAGTCCGGCAGACTGTTGAGGAGATCATTGACGATGACAACAGGAGGCGGTACTGATGACCTACACGACAAAACAGGGTGATCGGTGGGACGCCATCGCCTACAAGGTTCTCGGCGATGAGCGATATATGAGCCAGTTTATCGCCGAGAACAAGCAGCACAGGGATGTGTTCGTCTTCCCAGCCGGGGTGGTGCTCACTGTCCCAGAGATAACGGAGGAAGAGGAAAGCACCTCCCCGCCGTGGAGGAGGTGACCTTACATGAGCAGCACATCAGCCGCAAGGCGCACAAAGTCCAAGGTGATTTTTGCCGGTGTGGACATTACAGATGACATCGCCAAAAAGCTGCTATCGCTCCAATACACCGACAACGAGGAGGATGCCACTGACGATTTACAGCTGGTGATAGAGGATTCCGATTATGTCTGGCTGACCAAATACCTGAATGCCATCGTAGATGCGGCTGCGGAGTCTGACGGGGAAGGGACCTCGTCTGATAGCGGAAGTGCCTCCACCACACATACCGTCGCCAAAGGCGATACGCTGTGGGGCATTGCGGCGACATACCTGGGCGACGGGGCGAGGTACATGGAGATCTACAACGCCAACACGGACAAGATCTCCAATCCAAACATCATCTATCCCGGGCAGGTGCTGACGATCCCCGGCAGCGACAGCAGCGAGACGCCATCCACCGAATACAAGAACAAGGGGCTGCGCATTCAAGCTGTTTTTGTCCGTGAGAATTGGAACAGTGACGGGAAAGACAAGGTTCTGGATACTGGCGAGTGCGCCCTGGATGACATCTCCTGCTCTGGCCCGCCTAATGTACTGACCTTCAAGGCCACATCACTGCCAATGGACACTGCCGTCGGGCAGACGAAGAAGAACCAGGCATGGGAAGCCTACTACCTCTCCAGCATTGCAAAAGAGATTGCTTCTCGGGCAGGAATGGAGTGTATGTACGAAAGCGACGCCGACCCGTATTATGACCGGGTGGAGCAGGTGAAGCAGTCTGATATATCCTTTCTGTCCGCTCTGTGCCACAACTCAGGTATCAGCCTAAAGGTCACATCAAATACCATTGTCCTGTTCGACCAAGCCAAATACGAGGCAGCAGAGCCGGTTATAACCATAACAAAAGGCTGTGGCTATCTGACCTACCGACTAAAAACAGGCCAGTGCGATACGGAATACGGCTCCTGCGAGATCTCCTACACCGACCCCGTGAGTAGAAAGACCTACAAAGGGAGCTATGCCGACCCGGACGCAGAGGACGACGCCCAAGTCCTGTCGCTCAATATGCGGGTCACTTCCAATTCCGAAGCCGCCGCCCTCGCCAAGAAGATGCTGCGGCTCAAAAATAAATTCGAGCGCAAATGTGAGTTTACCTTCCCGGGCGACCCAAGCTTGGTGGCCGGCGTGACCGTCATCTTGAAGGGCTGGGGGATGTTCGACGGGAAATACATCATATCCGCATCTGTCCATTCTTTAGGCAGCAGCGGATACACCACAAAGATTACACTACGGAGAGTTCTGGAGGGATATTGATGAACGCTGAAATCGAATCCACCCTGGAGCAGATCGTCCGGGTCGGAACGGTCAGCTCCATCAATACAGCAAATCGGACAGCGCGTGTGAAGTTCACGCACTTGGGCGACATGGTGTCCGGGAACCTTCGGGTGATGCAGCAGTACGCCTGTGATGTCCATGTGGAGCCAGACAACGACCACGCCCACACCGACAGTATGGGCGGCAGCACAAGCACCATTCCGAAGCATAACCACCCAGGCACCTACACGACATACTGGATGCCGAAGGTTGGAGATACCGTCATCTGCCTATACCTTCCTGTGTTCAACGGCGACGGCGTGATTTTGGGGGTGTTGAAATGACGGTCGGCTCTTTCGGCGATTTGATCTTCAAGGTGTCCGCCGAGCAAGTGGTGACATTCGAGAGTATGTCCTGGGAGACCAATGCCAGATGGGCTGAACATGAGCGGCACTTGAACGAGCCACTTTTGGAGTGGTTGGGAAACCAGAACGACAAGATGACATTTCCCATGACCCTTACGGTTTTTGCTGGCACAAATCCACTGGCTGAAATCGTGAAGATACTCAATATGAAACGCTCCGGCGAACCGCATTACCTCGTCATTGGGAGCAAGGGCTACGGGAAAGGCCGATGGGTCATCCAGAAGGCCACCATAGACATGAAGCGTTTCGATAACCAAGGCCAACTTCTGGAGGCCACAGTGTCAGTGACGCTGCTGGCGTACCCTGGGAGGTGATGACATGAACTACACCGTGAAAGCACAGGAGCAAAGCTCCCTGACGCTGTCTCCAAGCAACACAGTGGAGGAGGTTTTGCAGAATGTTCGGGTCATTATCTCCACCATCAAAGGGGATGTCCCTCTGGATAGGGCGATGGGGCTTCGCGGGAAATTCCTCGACAAGCCAATTTCAGTCGCCAAGGCCATTCTTGTTACAGAGATTCTGGAGGCGCTGGAAGCCTACGAGCCACGGGCAGAACTGCTGTCTGCTGACTTCGATATAGACGAAAATGTCCCCGGGAAACTCATTCCAACTGTGGAGGTGAAGATAATCGATGAGTGAGCGCAAATACCCCGATGTCAGCTTTGTTGACTTCGACGCGGACAAAATTGCCGCCGAGATGACAACAGACCTGGAAAAGCTGCTTGGGAAAACAATCCACCCCGGAAGTCCTGAGCGCCTGTTGCTGCTCTGGATGGCTGATATTACGGTGCAGGTAAAGGCGAATATCGACATCTCCGCAAAAGAGAATGTCCCACGGTTTGCATCCAGCAGTAAGCTGGACAGCCTGACCGAACTGTTCCATGATGTGAGCCGACTGCCGGCGTCTGCGGCCACTACGACCATCCGCTTTTATCTCTCTCAGGCACAGACAAGTTCCCAACTGATACCAGCAGGCACACGCATCACCACAGAGGATGAGAATGTGACCTTTGAGACAGAGGAGGATATCTACATACCAGCCGGGGCGCTCTCTGTGGATTCCTCGGCAAAGTGCCAGACGACGGGAGAAGCCGGAAACGGATACACCGCCGGTCAAATCAGCCAGCTTGTCGATGTATTTCCGTGGTACGACCACTGTGAGAACATCACCACCAGCGCTGGCGGCTCAGACGAGGAATCCGACGCCGACCTTTATGAACGCATGAGGGAAAGCGAGGACACCTATTCCACCGCTGGCCCCATGGGCGGGTATGTCTATTTCGCCAAGACAGCAAACCCGTCCATCATTGATGCCGTGGCAAACTCGCCCACCCCCGGCGTCGTGAATATCTACACGCTTTTGGAGGGCGGCGAACTCCCGACCCAAGAGATCTTGGACGCAGTTCTGGAAAAAGTCACGCCTGATAAGGTGCGCCCCCTGACCGATTATGTCCATTCCCTTGCGCCGGAGCCGGTTCCTTACTCCATCGACCTGACCTATTACATCCCCAGTGGCAGCGATGTGAGCGCCGCCACCATTGAAGCTGCGGTAGCCGCAGCGATTGAGGAATACAAGACCTGGCAAAGCGCCAAAATCGGCAGAGACATCAATCCATCAAAGCTGTATGAACTGCTGATGGCGGCAGGCGTCAAACGGCTGGAGGTGCGGGCTCCTACCTTCCAGAAAGTAACCAATGGGCAGCAGAAGATCAACGGTTCCTACACGCCTACCCAAGTGGCGCAGCTCCAAAGTGAGACTGTACTGAATGGGGGGTATGAGGATGAGTAGCATCTATACAGATGACCTCCTGCGAACACTCCCACAAGTTCTGAAAAATGATAAGGCGTTTCATGCATACGCCACGGTGATGGCAAAGCAACTGCGCTCTGTCATCGACGATGTTGACTGCACAACGATATATGCCCGGATAGACAGCCTGCCGGAAGCGGTGCTGGACATTCTCGCCTATGACTTCAAAGTAGACTGGTGGGATTACGGGTATACCGTAGAGCAGAAGCGGCAAACGCTGAAAGATAGCTTCCTGGTGCACAAGCACCTGGGGACTAAGTTCGCAGTTGAAACCGCCATCTCGGCCATTTATCCAGAGACAACAGTGGAAGAATGGTTTGAGTATGACGGAGAACCTTATACATTTCGCCTGGTCATTGACGCCACCGACCTTTCTGTCGATTCTGAGCGTCACAAGCGTGTGCTGGAGCTGGCCAACTACTACAAGAATCTGCGATCCCACCTGGATAGGGTGAAATACACCATCTTCCCGGCTCCTGCCAATGCGGTATGCGCATCGGCGTTCATTGGAAGCTATATGCGGATGACGGTCAATCTGCAGATCCCTGGGGAGGTTGGCCCACCTCATATCCCGGTACCCACAATGGCAGCAGTTTGCCGCGCTGGGTCATACGCAAGGGTCGAAGCGAAGGTAGCTTTGAGCGGTGATGTTGACCGCCCACACAGCAGGCTCCCGGTTCATGCCGGAGTAGCAACCGCTGGAACTTATACGAAACTTACTATGGAGGTGGCAGTAAATGGGCTGGACTAATTCAGTCGTGACCAATGTCGGCGTCGATATGCTGAATGAATCTCTGGCGGGTCATATCCTGACCATTGACAGAGCTGTCGGCGGCTCCGGCGTTCTCGCCCCTGCCGAGCTGGTGAATGCAACCGATGTTGTGGACTGGCGGCAAGACTTCAAGCTACTTGGCATTGAGGACTGCGAGGGCGGGAAAAAGGTCAAGATCCAAATCACAAATGACGGCGTGACCGAAGGCTATGAACTTCACCAGGTCGCCACATACGCAAAGCTGAACTACGAGGAGGACTACCGCCTCCTGTTCATCATGCAGGATGACCGCGGCGTGGAAGTTCCCTCGCAGGAGGATAACCCGGACTTCCTGTTCGAGCTATATGCAGTTATCGCCGTTTCCAACCAGGCCAACATCAAGGTCAATGTCGATTCCAGCGCCGTCGTGTCCGCAGGATTTCTGGCCGAGAGTATTTCTCTTGCCGTCAGCGACCACAACACGGACACCGGCGCCCATCAGGACATTAGACGAGCAATCGAAACTGTTGGGACTGCGGTTGAAACCGCGCAGGAGGCGGCTGAAAACGCCGCAACAGCGGCGGGCGATGCAAAGCAGGCGGCGGCAGACAATGCCAAGGCAATCCAAACTCTGGCCTCACAGCAAAGCCAACTTGCGGGCGGGATGGTCTGCTTGGCTGTTATCGACTTTTCCATCCCAACCGATGCGTGGGTAAAGGATGAATCGGCAACCGGGCGCTATATCTACTACGCAGATGTGTCCGACGAAACCGTGTCCTCGTCGCATCTTCCTGATGCGACCTTGGATATCAACAGCATGGAGGTCGCCTACAACTGCGGTCTGTGCCCGATGGTTCAAATCGCAGAGGATGGCAAGATCCGCTTCACGGCGCAGGAGGCACCTACTGACACCATTTCCGGCTCGTGCGCTCTTTGGGTAGAGGGCGGCGGAAACGGTGGAGGCTCCTCCTCTGGGTCTGGCGGAACTTCTGGCTCCGGCAGCACATCTGGCGGTACATCTGGCGGTGGCTCCGGTGGCGGAGGCGACGCGACCACCACGGAGCCTTTCGTGGCCGAGGAAGCCACCTACGCCACAGAAGAAGCTGTCCAGGATATGCTGGACGATATCTTCTCTTGATATAGCGCAACAACGATTTAAGGAGGAACACGAACTATGGCATACAACGCAAGCAGCCTGGTCACGCTGGGCCTTTTGAAAACTGTGGTCGCAAGGGTGCAGGACGAGTACACGAAGGCAATTAGCGAGGCCACAAAAACCGCTTCTGATGAAGAAGTCCAAGAGATGCTTACCGAGGTTTTCGGCAAGAATGACGAAGACCCCGGAAGTAAATAAATCACTTTCTTAACAGGAGGAAAAAACTATGTCTTACAACGAAAGCAACCTGGCAAAACTGGCAGCCCTGAAAGCCCTGGCCCAGAAGGTCAAGAGCGACTACGCCACCAAGGCGGACCTCAAGACCGCCACCGACGCCGCAACCGCCGCCTTTAAGTCCGGCAAGGTTGACGGCAACACCGTCAGCTTCTATACCTCCACCGACAAGAGCGGCGACGCCGCCTTTACCGTGGACTTCCCCAAGGAGCTGTTCCTGGATCAGACCAAGACCGAGTTCGTCCCCAAGTTCAAGTGGTCTGAGGCGAGCTACCCCGGCTCCACCAACCCCAGCCTTGACAACAAGCCCGTGATGGTCCTGGCCGTTAAGGGCACCGAGGGCGCTGAGGAGACCATCACCTACTCCTTCCTCAGCATGAGCGCCCTGGTGGACACCTACACCGCCAAGTCCACTGGCAAGGACGCCTCCACCACCATCACCATTGCCGATTACGAGGTCGAGGTCAAGGTCAACATTTCCAAGGAGAGCGGCAACCAGATCACGCTGAAGGACGACGGCCTGTATGTGCCCGCCCCCCAGGAGGTGGACATCTCCGGCAAGGTGGACAAGGAGGACGGCAAGGGCCTGTCCGCCAACGACTTCACCGACGCCTTGAAGACCAAGCTGGACGGCATCACCGAGGGCGCTACCAAGGTGGAGGCATCCGAGACCAACGGCAACATCAAGGTCAACGGTACGGAA